TGGAGATTTGCTAAAAGCGGGTAAAGCGATAAGTGATTTCGTTAACGCAAAGGACACTCTCCAGAGAAAGGGAAACAAGAAAAAGCACGGACTGTTTCGCGACCCAAACCAATCTTCTGACATTGAGGAGTTTATGGCTTTAGAAACTCTCAAGTCAAAAGAAGAAGAGTTGAAACAGTACATGATATACTGCGGTAGGCCGGGTCTATGGCATGATTGGATAAAGTTTCAGGGCAATGCTAGGAAGGAAAGGCAAAAACAGATTGAATTAGCCAAGAGACAACGGGAAGAATTGGTGCAGATAATTGGTATTATACTGGTCTTGTGTGTTGGTGTTCTCGGTATTGTTTGGCTTGTCTGGTTTGCTTCAGTATTGAAGGGGATGTAATGGCAAAAGGTAGCACAGCAACTAAAAGAGACCCTAAAAAGTGGGCGGCGGCAAAGGCAAGAGCCAAAGCAAAGATGGGTGGAAAACATTCGGCACGGGCCATGCAACTTGCTGTAAAGTACTACAAGGACTCTGGTGGAACTTACTCTGGAAAGAAGAAGTCATCTAACAAGTTGTCAAAGTGGTCAAAGCAGAAATGGAGAACCAAGAGTGGTAAGAACAGCACAATCGGTCCAAAGGCAACGGGTGAACGCTATTTACCTACGAAGGCGATTAAATCTCTCTCCTCAAAGGAATATGCCGCAACAACAAGGGCAAAAAGAAAAGGGACGAAAGCAGGAAAGCAGTTCGTCAAGCAACCAAAAAGGATAGCAAAGAAAACAGCGAAGTTCCGTAAATAGAGTATGTGTTATCGCCGCATTAAGAAGGCACACCGTCAACACAAAAGCACCTCAGTTTCCGAACGGGGAAGGTTGACAAAGATAAAACGCATCAAGGAAAGGCGCGAAGAACAAGACTATGCTATAGAAAGTATTAGAGAATGGCTACATCAGGAACAGCTACGTTCAATCTTGATATCCACGAAATAATAGAAGAAGCGTATGAACGTGCTGGTTTAGGCCGTGCGTTTTCAGGAAACGATTTTCGCACTGCAAGGCGTTCCCTTAATCTTTTGTCTCAGGACTTTGCAAACAGAGGTATAAATCTTTGGACGATAGAAGAAAGCACATTGTCCCTAACTTCTGGAACAGCAACATATACATTACCAGCAGATACTGTAAGTATCCTTGACCATTCAATAAGAGAAGGAACAGGTTCTTCGCAGTCTGACTTAGCTATAACTAGGATGAGTCTCGGTGAATATGCCTCTCTTTCATCAAAAAATTCAGATGGCAGACCAGTAAAAATATACGTTGAAAGATTGGTATCCGCACCGAAAATTACTGTTTGGCCTGTGCCAAATAACAATAACTATACACTAGTATATTACCGCATCAGAAGAATTTACGACACTGTGAATGGTTCTATTACGCAATTTGATGCGCCAACAAGGTTTCTTCCAGCTATAGTTGCTGGTTTAGCATATCAACTAGCATTAAAAAATCCTGACACAGCGGACAGGGTAGCTATGTTAAAACAGATGTATGAGGAGGATTTTGATTTAGCGGCTACTGAAGACAGGGACCGTTCAGACTTTAGGATAGTGCCAAGCATTACATGAATTATATTACAAGCAATATCCCATATTTTAAAACGTGGGTAAGGCGTGAATACACAACTAACTTTGATAGATATCATGGAGAGTTTTTGCATGGCATGGCGATAGCTGTGACAACTCTTCCAATGAGAACCTTGACCTTTCAAATTTTATTTACTGGTTGTGAAAATGAAGAAGAAAATGTGCATGGTGGTGCAATGTGGGCAAGGATGCCTCTCACTGCCCTCGTAGGTGATACGCCATTTGAAGAGTGGCCTGAACCAATGCCGACTGAGTTAGCCCAACCGTGGGACTGTCAGTCACATCATCATTCTGTGTTTGTTCTTAACAGGGCCACACCATGTCCTTGGCAAGCAAAGATAGATGGGAATTTTTTCCCTGCAAAGTATTACTTTACTATCGACTATACAGACACAGAGGTAGCGGACGACCCCGCCCAACACAAGCAAAGTCATGTGCTTGAGTTGATGGATGCGGGACCGTGGACAGGGAATATTGTAGCCCTGCCAAACAATCGGGTTAGAGTAACAAATCCAGCGTGGTTTGCTACAGGAGAAGGACCGCCGGACTTTAGGCCAAGCCAGTGGGTCCATCACTCTAAACAAGACCCTAACTATGTGAATGATACTTCACGGGTTTTCAACAACCTTTATGCGGAGACAGATGATGAAGAAGATGAAGAAGAAGCCTAAGGGCATGATGCGCGGTGGCAAGACAATGATGTCCAAGGGAATGAAGCGCGGTGGCAAGACAATGATGTCTAAGGGCATGAAGCGTGGCGGCAAAATCATGGGCATGAAAGCTGGCGGTAGCACCAAGATGCCAATGGTAATGAAGGATGGAAAGAAAGTTCCAGCCTTTACCGTTGATGGCGTGGGCAAAATGAAGAAGGGTGGACCCACAAAGAAGGCCGCTAAGAAGGTGTCTAAGACTAAGAAGCAACAGGCCGCAATAGCTATTGCCAAGAAGAAGGCTAAGAAAAAACCCGCAAAGAAAATGATGTACGGCGGCAAGACTAAGAAGTAGTAATGGCTAGATATGCTTCGGGTAAGAAATCTGTTGCTTTATGTGACCGCTGTGGACAACAGTATCCATATCAGGATTTAAAGGAACAGATAGAAAACAAGAGACCAAATGGACTTAGGGTTTGCCCATCGTGCTTGGATAAGGACCATCCACAGCTACAGTTGGGCAGACAAAGAATTGTTGACCCGCAAGCATTGCGCCATCCACGGCCTGATAGAATTGAACCAGCAAGTAACATAATTGCTTTTCAAAATAGATATCCGCACACCGCTGGAGAAAACAGATTTTCTCTGAATAGCGCATCTATGACATCTAGCTTTTTAGTTACAACAGTTGGCAATATGTCAGTAGCATCACCAACTGCAAGCCTAAGTTCTGTCTTCACGCAAACAACAGCGGGTGCAGTAACTTCGGCGGCAACAACATATACGGTAACTGTGGCTTCTGGCACAAATAGCTATGGAAGCGGTAATAAGTATTACATAGCTGGACTTTCAGGGGCAAGCCCAACACTAACATTGACTGAAGGGCAGACATATAGGTTTGACCAATCTGATAGTTCTAACAGCGGTCACCCGTTTAGGTTCAGTACAACAGCCAACGGCACTCACGGAGGTGGTTCACAATACACCACAGGTGTTTCAACAAATGGAACGCCCGGTTCAGCGGGGGCTTACACTGAGATTACCGTAGCTGTAGGCGCACCAACTTTATACTATTACTGCACAAACCATTCTGGTATGGGCGGACAGGCAAATACACCATGAACTATACATCACTTGTGCAAAACATTAAGGACTTTATGGAAGACGATGGTACGGAGTTCTCAAACTCTATTGATACCTTCATCGACCTTACCGAACTACGCCTGTCTAGGGACTTGAAGATACCAGCCTTTAGACGTAGGCAGTTGTCTGCGTTTTCTGCAAATGACCCGTTCTTGACTATGCCTACAGACATGGTGACTCTTGAGAACCTACAGACAAAGGTGGGTTACACATCAGGCAACACAGGTTCACATGTAAACTTACAGCTTCGTTCTGATGAGTTTATGATGGAGTTCTGGCCCGATAGAACCGTGACAGGGACACCAGAGTATTACGCATACTTTGATGATACTACTATATATGTAGCACCAACACCAAGCAGTAACATACCAGTAGAGATTAGTTACCGCCGTAGATTACCCGCACTGTCATCAAGCAATCTGACTAATTGGTTGACCGACAATGCGAGTGATGCACTCCTGTATGGAAGTCTCCTTGAGGCGTCAATGTTTAATCGAAACGCAGGATTGCAACAAGGGTACTTGTCTATGTACCAAGCCGCAGTTCAGAGGATTACCGAAGAACAGCAACAACGCAACTCAGTCGATAATTTTTACATGAGAAACGAGGGTTAATCAAATGGCAACAGCAAACGCCGCAACTTCCTTTCTGGAGTACAAGGTTCTGGATTTCATATTCAAGAACAACTCCAGTTCATTCGCTACTCCGGGTGATGGCCTGTACGTTGGCCTAGCTACCGCAGTATCCAACTTCAATGATTCCACTGGTGAAACTGGCTCCGCCGTTATCACCGAAGTGGATACATCCAGTCAGGATGCCAACTATGTTCGCAAGC